TAAATTATATAAGGCATAAGATGACAGTATCAAAAGTAGATTTATTAGTAGACGCAAAATATAATCCAGTATTTCAAGATTCTATTACAAGTAAGACAAAACTTGCACCAGGCATATCAATGGCAAAGTTTCTTGGAGGTGATAATGATCCTGTAACACTAACTCATATCACAGATGATGATCAAAAAGTGTTACTGGCTAAGCAATATGTTTTACATGCTGAAGCGATGAGAACTATCAACTCGGCTGATGCTACTAAAGAGTTTAAAGACTTTAGGCTACAAGTTGTTGAAGGATTATACAGAGCTGAAGAAGGTGAAGACTTAGATGTGAGTGATGGTGTGAACTATTTAATGTCAAGAGGCTTTGCTGTCGTATATGAGCTTATTGGATTTGATGGAAAGATAGCTGTAGAAAAAACATTTGACTTAGCAGTTTACTGGAAAGATAATATTCAGTTTGACAAGATGATATTAGACTATGATAACTATAATCCTGATAATACTTTAAATGCACAAATTATTTTAATTATGCCTGAAGTGATATCACCATGGACCGTAACTTTTAATAATCAAATGGAAACTCGTTATAATAATGTCAATCAAGTTACTAATGAGTTATTAGAAGTATTAAGAACGACAGCAAGCGCATAAACTGTATAAATAGATAAAAAGGAAATAATATGTCAGTAAGAGCTTTTTCAGTTGAAGATGGAAATATAGGTAGCGCTTCTCTAATATCAAGTAGAAAAGACACTTATAAAGATATTGACCTGACATTTGCCAAGAAAGCTTCTGGTGATATTTTTAAAAAAGAACACGCTGCCGCGGTTAAGCAGGCAGTTAAAAATTTATTACTTACTAACTTTAGTGAAAAGCCATTTGAACCAAGATTTGGTGGTAACTTAAACTCATTTCTTTTTGCTTTAAATACAGACATAGACGATGATGACTTACGAGAACAAATAATACAGTCAATCGAGATATTTGAGCCAAGAGCTCAAGTACTAAATATAACTACTAATTTAAGAGATGACTCTCATGAAATTAAAGTTACAGTAACTTTTAAAATGTTGAACACATCAGAAACACTTTCAACACAAGTGAATTTAACGAGGTTAAGATAAATGGCAACTACAATCAGATCAACTCAGCTCGACTTTGATACTATTAAAGGTAGGCTTAAAGATTTCTTAAAACAACAAACAGAATTTGAAGATTATGACTTTGAAGCATCTGGCTTAAGTAATATATTAGATGTACTTGCTTACAACACACACTTTACGGGCTTAACTGCTAACTTTGCCCTCAATGAATCATTTATAAATTCCGCTCAGCTAAGAAGCTCAGTCGCATCTTTAGCAGAAGGACTAGGATATGTTCCTAAGTCGTACTCATCGGCTCAGGCTGACGTAAATCTCTCTGTACTAGTATCTGCTAGTTCAAGACCTACATCTATAACATTACCAAGAAATACACAGTTTACTTCTAGTGTAAATGGAGTTACGTATACATTTCAGACTAGAGAAAACTTTATAGCCATCGATGACGGTAATGGGTTATATCAGTTTATTAATTCATCCGATGGAGTTGCTATACCAGTGTTTGAGGGAACCGAGAAGACGAAGACATTCTTTGTAGGTGACGTTTCTGATAATCAAATTTATGTAATACCTGATGTAACAATGGATACGACTACTATAAGAGTTAGAGTATTTCCAACTGCGAGCTCATCTTTATTTGATACTTACACTAATATTAATAAGGCAATAAGAATTACAAATGATTCCAAATTTTACCAAATTAAGGAAGTTCCAAATGGTTATTATGAAGTTATATTTGGTGATGGAATAACAACTGGTAAAGCTCCGGTTGCAGGTAATAAGATCGTAATAGATTATCTATCAACTCAGGGTACAGTAGCAAATGACGCGTCAGCATTTACAGCATCAGCTGATTTTACGATAAGTGGAGTTGACTATACATTAACAACTACTACTGAAGCTGTTGCAGCCGGTGGTGCATATAAAGAGAGTATAGAATCTATAAGACAGAATGCTCCAATAGCATTTACTTCACAAAGAAGGCTAGTAACGGCTGAAGACTATAAAGCACAAATTCAATCAAACTTTGGTGCCTTCTTAGACGATGTTACTGCATACAGTGGAGCAGATTCTATTCCAGCAATTTATGGAGTTACATATGTAGGCCTTAAGTTTAAATCAGGTGTTACTGCGACAAGACAGCAAAATGTTAAAGATGAGATTAAAACAGACTTAACTGATAACATGGCAGTAATGTCTATAACAACTGAATACGTTGATCCTATTATTACTTTCTTAGAAATAAGTACTACTTTTAATTTAGATCCTGACTTAACAGCATCAACTTCACAGGCAATTCAAACGACTGTTCAGAATACAATTAATAATTTTTTTACTACAAACTTAAAAAAGTTTAACAAAGTCTTTAGAAGATCAAACTTATTAACACGAATTGATGCAATTGATTCGGCGATACTTAACTCGAAAATGGAAATCAAAATAAGACAAGGTTTCGTTCCTACTACAAATGTGTCGCTATCATATAGTATTAACTTTCCGGTTTCTCTTGCCGAACCTGATGACATAGTGTCGACATTAGAGTCATCACAGTTTACTTTTAACTCTCAAACATGTTCGATTAAGAATCAATTATCTACAACAAAACTGCAAATTGTGTCTATTGACGGAACTATCGAAGTAGATAACATTGGAAGCTATAATAACTTAACAGGTGTAGTTACTCTAACGGGATTCAAGCCTACAGCATTTGAAGGAGATGCAATAACCATCTCAATAACCCCAGCTAATCAAAATACTATTAGGCCATTAAGGAACTATGTATTGGATATAGATACAACAAAGTCAATATCAAGAGCCGTACTCGATTTTCAAAATACATCGGTAAGTATATAAATGTCAATTAATTATCATAGTAAAAGAAGGTTAAAAACTTTTCAAAATAGAAAAGTACGAGAAGCTTTACCTGAATTCTACACTTCTGAATTTCCTACAATAGTAACATTCTTAGAAAAATACTATAACTTTCTAGACTCATCAGATGGAACACATGCATTTGGCCATGATGCTCGTCAGTTCTTTGCGAGCAAAGATATACGTGAAATGCCTGAGTCTTTATTAAATAATCTTGTCAATGAACTAGGTGGTGGATTAAAGTCTGGTGATAACTTTACTGATATCAGATATGCCTTAACTCGATTAGCCGAATTAGCAAGAACAAAAGGTAGTAGGTTTTCTTTAGAAGAATTTTTTAGGCTCTTTTTTCAGCAAAGAGCTGAAGTAGAATATGGAAAAGAATCTGTATTTAATGTTGGTGAGGATACAAGTCAAATTGGAGTTGAGTCTTTAAAGTTTATTCAAAATAATGAAATATATCAGACATTTGGATTATTAATTAAGACAGGAATTTCTGTTGATACTTGGAGCGAATTATATAAAAAGTTTGTGCATCCCTCAGGTTTTTATTTTGCAGGACAAGTTGTTTCAGATACTGAAGCTATAAATGCTCCTACTGCTCCAATTGTTTTATTTGACTCTTCACCTGGTCCAAGTGTGATTTCAGAAGCAAGTATGCCTATATCACTACCTTTTGTTCAGCTTACATCATTAATCGATTCAGGTGGTGGTAATGTAAGACAGTCTAACTTAAATGAGCTTGTTAGTGATTATCAGAACTTTTCACTAGCTGACCTTGATACAACTTATCATACAGTAAAACAAATTATTACACCGAACTCATTTACTTTTGATGATAGTAGTATTAGAGATAGTGATGAAAATGCTACACCTGATTTCTCATTAACACTAGAGACAATGGATAACGAAATATTTACTAGAAGAGTTACTGACTCGGCTTTCTAGTATAAATAACACTATTAAGTAGGATATGAAATGACAAGACAAAATATTAATATAGGCTCATCAGCAAATGACGGAACTGGTGACACGCTTCGTTCAGCCGGAACAAAGATAAATGCAAACTTTCAAGAAGTGTATACACAACTTGGAGGTAATAGCTCAACGTTAAGTACGCTTGTTAAGCTTAAAGATTCTGCTAGCACAGGTGTAGTACAGTTTGAAGGAACAAGTGCTGACTCACATGAAA